TGTCGCTCGTGGCACCCGGCTGAACGAAGTTTCGTTTGTCGCTCTGGGTGCTGACGATTCAACGTCCGCGCGTGTAGCAGCATCGCTTTGCGATGAAATTCAGGAGATTGACATGGAATTTGGCAAATGGCTGGAAGCCCGCGGGCTCAAGGCGAGTGAACTGACTGAAGATCAGGTCGACCTCCTGAAGGCGACCTATGAAGCCGAGCAGAAGCTCGAAGCCGGCTCAACCGACGAGCAGGACGAGCAAGAAGAGCAGCAGAACGAGAACATCGACGTTCAAGCTGCTGCCGCTGCTGCCTACAAGCGAGTCGCTGAGATCGAAAAGATCGACGCGCCTGCTGACCTGAAGGCCCAGGCTTTGGAGAACGACTGGAGCGTCGACAAGCTTCAGCTCGAGGCAATGCGAATTTCTCGCAAGGCTCCTGCCGGTCATGTCGCATCGTCTGACATCAACGGCAAGGCTCTCGAAGCTGCGATCGTTGCATCTTCGGGCATTGACATTGAAGCCGATGACGCCGGCTACGATGACAAGACAGTCGAAGCCGCTCTGTCTCCGAAGTACCGCGGTGCCGGAATCCGAGCTGCCCTGCAAGCCACGCTGAAGGCGGCAGGCAAGCATGCTCGAACTGACATCATCGACGATGAAGTCATCCGGGCGGCCTTTCAGGCTGATCGCGAACTGCAAGCTGCCGGCGCTGGTGGCGGGTTCTCAACAGTCGGCCTGAGCGGCATTCTCTCGAATGTTGCCAAGAAGCAGATGTTGTCTGCTTACCAGGCAGTTGAGACGGTTGTTCCGTTCATCGCCTCTGAAGTCGATACCAACGACTTCAAGACGTTCTACTCGTACCGAATGCACATGACCGACAACCTGGAACAGGTTGGTCCTGCCGGCGAGATCAAGAACACGAGCCTGAGCGAACAGGAATTCACGAATCGCGTGAAGACCTGGGCCAGAATGTTGACCCTGACTCGCGAGATGATGGTCAACGATGACCTCGGTGCGTTCTCGGCCATTCCGAGACTGCTGGGTCGTTCAGCTGCCCTGACTCGCGAAGAAGAAGTTCTTCAGCTGCTCCTGAATGCTGAGACTGCTGGCTTCTTCGCTGCCGGCAACGGCAACCTGAAGACGGGTGCTGACGGCGCCCTGTCGATCGGCGGCCTGACGGTCACCGAGCAGTTGTTCCTGGACCAGGTCGATCCTGAAGGCAAGCCAATCCTGGTAAGCCCGACGCGAACTCTGGTTCCAACTGGTCTCAAGGTGACAGCCGAGCAGCTGTACCAGGAGACTCGAGTCAACGAGACGACTGCCGAAGGAATGCCATCCCCAGCGAACAACCCGCACGCCGGCAAGTTCCGCCCGATGGCTTCTCCATACCTGAACTCTCAGGGGCTGGACAACAGCTCAGCGACAGCTTACTACCTGTTCGCCGATCCAAGCGACATTGCCGCCATCGAGGTCGCATACCTCCGCGGTCGTCGTGCTCCGGTCATCCAAAGTTCGGATGTCGATTTCAACACGCTCGGCATGAGCTGGCGTTGCGTGTTTGACTTCGGTGTCGCAATGCAGGACCCACGCGGTGCCGTCAAGGCAACGGGTGTTGCGTAAGGCTTCGACGCCCAGCTAGGTGGGATTTGTCAGGCTAGACCTAGCATCGCCTGACACTCTTTCTTCTTCTTGACAATCCAACTTCATTACGAGGTTTCAAATCATGGCTCGGTACATTCATGAAGGCCGACTCTGGGACTACACACCGAGTGGTGCAGACGTCACTGCAGGCGACGTTGTCGTTCTCGGTTCTCCCGGTGTTGTCGGCGTTGCTCCGAACAACATTTCTGACGGCGAACTCGGTGCTCTGCAGGTCCAGGGTGTCTGCGAGTTTCCGAAGGACACTGGTACTCTCACGGCAGGTGACTGCGTGAAATGGGACGGCACAAACATGGTCGCAGCAACAGCTGGTGCGAACCATGGGATCGTCTCCGACACGACTGACGGCACCGTCGTCCGCGTCTATATCGATCCTGCCTTCCAAGGCATCATCGCTTAATGCCGGACATGTTCTCGTGGGGAATGCGGTGGCTATCGGGCCAGATGCTCTCCCAGGCATCTGAGACAGTCACCTACGCTCGCGGCTCCGACACGGTCGACATCTCGACCGTGGTCGGTGCTGCAGAGCAAAGCACTCGCAGGGACTTTCGTATCGCTATCGATACGGAGCACACTGAGTTTCTGATCGACCGCGCGGACCTGGTGATTCCAAACGTGGGTCTGACACTACCGGAGCGTGGCGATCAGATTGTCAGAACGATTGACGGCAAGCCGATCACGTATCTTGTCACCCAAGGGCCGGACCAGTCCTTTTGGCGAGTGTCCAGCCAGTACGAAGACATGATTCGAATCTACACAAACAGGAAGACTGACTGATGCGGAGTCGCTTTCCTACATTCAAAGAGGTGAGCGACCAGGTTGCGGACATTGTGAATGCCGGCACATACACCGAGCCGTTTCTAGCGACTTCCAGATACTTGCCGGAAGCACATCACTACGAAGTGACTGAACTCACCTGCGAGATCGTTGGGTCCGAAAAGGAAACGGTCTTCCACGACCGATCTGGTCTCGACACAGAATACACCATTCACCTTGGATTGCTGGCACCAGCGTCGAAGGCCGACAGCCAGCTCAATCCATATGCAATAACATCAGAGGAGGTTCTTGCCCGGCTGTTTGACAGCGAGAACAGGACTTTCGACCTGCTCGGGTGGACGTTGAGTCTTTCGTCAGTGACGCACGAACCGCAGATGGACTACGAAGAGATCCTGGAGTCGCAGAGATACCTGTCAGTCCTTGTTGCCAAGTACAGGATCATTGGCTGATGCCCCGTGCTGGTAAAAAACCCTGGAAGGTCTCGTATCGCCTGGAAGTCGATTTGAAGACGGCGCCAATCAGCAAGGCTACGTCGAGGGCGAAAAGACGATTCTCAAGAGAGGCTGGAAAACGAGCGAGAGACATTGCCAGGTCGTTCATTCAATACAAGGCAAATGCCACTTCAAAAGAGAATGCCCCTCCTTACGGCAAGCACAAAAACCAGTTGAAAAAAAGTATACAGTGGCAAACGGGGAGACAGGGTGGCGTGAGCGCCGTGATCATCGGCCCAACAAGGCTTCCGTTCCCGAAAGGTGTAGGGAGAATCGGGCATCTTGAACACGGGGGAACTGGACCTTTCAAAAGAGGTAAGAATTTTGGAGGCGGGGTCGGATTCGCTCGATTTAAAAAGAAACCGTTCATGGGCCCAACATTAGTCGCAGTGACTCCGCAGCTGCTCCCTATGTGGGTGAGAATTCTTAAACAAGAGATGAAACGAGGAAACTAAAATGGCATATACGCTCGGCCTGAACGCGAAGATTTACGTCAACACTGGGACGACTCAGACTCCAACGTGGACAGAGTTGGATCTCGCGATGGACGTTACGATCAACATGGAGAAAGCGACGACCGATATCTCGACTCGGGCGTCAAATGGATGGCGAGAAAACGCCGGCACATTGAAGGACATGACGATCGACACATCGCTGCGGTACGATGTCACAAACGCTGGATTCCAAAAGGTGAAAGACGTTTTCCTGGCGAGCGGTGACAGCGTTGAGGTTGTTGCGCTGGACGGCGACATCCAGAACGCGGGACAAGAAGGCATCAAGTTCACTGCCGACGTTTCCAACTTCACTCGCAACGAGCCTCTTGAAGAAGCCCTGACCGTGGATGTAACATTCATCCCTGTGCCGGGTGCAGCAGCACCAGATTGGGTGACAACGCCACTGTCGTAGTGAGGAGGTCGAAGAGTGAGTAGTTTTGAAGATCGAATGGGTGATAGTTGGGTCTTTGACCTGACGTTTGGCACAATCGAGCGGGTCAAGAAGGATTCGGATCTTGACCTGCTCGACAGTGTCCAGTTGAACGAAACGCTGACAACACTCCTGGCCGACCCTCGTCGGCTGGTTGAGGTCACGTACACCATCCTTGAACCACAGATTGAAAAGGCCGGCCTGTCTCCCGAAGAGTTTGGCAGCCGAATTGGTGGCAAGCAGGTCGGTGAAATCTCCGAAGCCCTCGTCGAAGCTTGGGTTCATTTTTTCCTGCAGAGTGGCTTGGCAGAACAGGCGACCGCGATCCAAGTCACGGTGGAAAACTTGAAGAAAATGCGGACCCTGATGATCCAAAAGGCTCAGGATCTCGACCTCTCCCAAGAGATGGAAGCCGGCATCGACAAGGAGATGCAAGCGATTCGGAAAGAATTCGAAAAAGGGTTTGGGAGTTAGCAGGCGTCGTTGGCGTTCTCCCCTGGACCCTATCTTTGCGACAGCTGACCTGGATGTACGAGGCTCGTGACATCCATGACTGGTCATTGACGTGCCAGATAGTCGCGCTGCATATCAACATGAACCGCAAGAAGGGTGCGCGGGCAATCACGTATGTTGACGTGCATCCTTATAAAAACCGATTGAGGCGTGAGATTCGTAGCACTGCTGTTCATGATATGAGTTCACTGAAAGCGGAATTCATGAGGGCGAAGGCGAATGGCTAGAAGTGCAAGATCCATCAGTGCTGGCGGGGCTGCCATTGCCCTGTTTCTAGACGACAAGTCTTTCGTCCAGCAACTGGCCGGGACCAGGCAAACCATGAATCGTTTCGGCCGAGGGATTGGCCGAATGGCGATCGGTGCTACGGCAGGAATCGCCGGCTTTGGCGGACTCTCGTTTGCCATCGGCAACTTCATTGAGAAGGCCGCGGACGCTGAACGAATCATGATCAAGCTGAACCAGGTGTTCGGCGACGGTGTTGATCAGGTCAATGACTACACAAAGGCTCTTGCCCAGGCGACGGGGCAGGGAGTCTTGAACATCAGTCAGATGCAGTCAACCTTCGGCGGGTTCTTCCGGGGTATGGAATTTGGCGTCGATGAGACTCAGCGACTGAGCCGGACGCTCACCAGCCTCGCATTAGACTTCGCAGCGACCCAGCCAGGCGTCAACGATATCGAAGCGCAACGCCGCTTCATAAGCGGCCTCGAAGGCGAGAAAGAAGCCCTCGACCGTTACGGCATCAACTTGAGCCAGACGAGCCTGCAACAGGAGCTGTATGCCCAGGGTGTCGACAAGCTGGTCCGCAATGCGACCGAGCACGAGAAGGTCCTGGCTCGAATCAGCCTGATCCAAAAGGCGATGGGTAAGCAAGGTGCTCTCGGATCTGCGGCGAAGAATGCCAACAAGCTGGCGAACGCGATCAACGGGATTCGAGGTGCGTTTGAAGACATGAGTGCCGCACTCGGCACAGCACTTGTGAAGAACATGTCGGACATATTCGCAAGGGTCAGGGATCTTGTTCGAATCGGCGCCCAGTGGGTTGTCGCCAATCAGGATGCCATTGCCTCGATCGCCTTACTGTCAGCGAAGATTGCTGCATGGGGCGCGGCTTTGGTTACCGTAAAAGTTGTCAGCATGACTGTGGTCGGTACGTTCCTGACATGGGTGCCAACTTTTCTCGCCATCGGTGCTTCGATCGGCGCCCTCATAATAAAGATCAGGAATTTCATCGCGGTCGCCAAGCTGGTGGGCATCGTCGCCACTCTTGCTGCTTCCCCCCTCCTGATCTGGGCTGCTGCCATTGCCGCTGTTGGTGCCGCCATTGGATACTTCGTCCTCAAGGGCAAAAAAAAGTTTGGCGAGTTGTCGGATTCCTATTTCGAAGCCATGTCGAAAATGGCGAAGGAAAAAGCGATTGCTGAACGAATGCTTGAACTGCAACGGATTGCTGACGGCATCAATCTCAGCAACGCTGCGACCGAGATCAAAAAAGTCGAGAAGGCAATCTTTGATACAGAGAAAAGGATTTCGGAAACATCGGCCGCTTACAACCGGACGAAAGATGAGCTGGCCGAACTTGTCAATGAGTACGACCGACTGAAAGCAGAACGAGCGTCAGTTACGGAGCAGGACGCAGGTGGCATCCCCCGCATTGCGCAGCTGGAAGAAGAGCTGTCTGTCACAAAGAAAAAAATCGCAGCAAAGACAAAAGAGCATTCACTCAACAAGGCTGTCTACGATGGGCTAGTCAACCAATCGAAGAAGAGTATCGAGATCCTGAACACGACCAAAAAACGGCTGGCTGCTGAGGAGCAGGCCGGGATTGTCGCAAGGGAAGAGCGATACAACCAGTTATTGACCGAGCAGGCTCGGAAAATGGAAGTGATGCTCGGCATTATCACTGAGCGCGAAGCTCGAGTAGAAGAGTTGATGGAAGGCGAGAAAGGGTTGATTCACGAGGAAGCTTCAAGAATCGCACTCATGGAAGAAGTGAACAAGCAACTTGCAGAACAGCAGAAAAAAACCCAGAAGATAAAAGACATTATGCAGAGCGTCTTCACGGGTATTGCAGGAGGAGCATCGCTCGGAACTCAACAGTTCTTTCAGTTCAGGAATCAGGGGCAAGGCAATCTGGTCGACCTCGGCAAACAGCAGGTTGACCTGCTCGGCCAGATCAACGCGAAGACAGCACCGCTCGGCATAGGAGCCATTTGATGGCAGTTACCGCATCAACGGTCGTTCACGATAACGGCGAAAAGTTCCAGGGGAAGATCGAGTCGGACCAGATTGTCGTCCGATACCGAGTCGATGTCGACTCGCCTTATCAATACATCGACCAGATGGTGACAGATGCAATCAACGGGGGCTTTCTTCCCGGACCAGGCGTTCCTTTGCGGCCAGGTTC